TTTCACCTGCCCCAGCTGCGGGGTGCTCTCCGTCGGAGCCCCGCCCTCCCCCACCCAGTACGCGGTCGCGCCGCTGGACTGTTTGGGGATATCCACGTCGCCCACCAACCCGGTGAGCATCGTAGCTCCCGCCCGCTGCACCAGTGCGCGGTTGCGCAGCATATCGATGAAAGACTGAGCCAGCAGATCCTCAGAGACCATGTAGCCACCGTAGATGGGATCGCCCACCTGCATATCGCGGGTCTCGCGGGGCCGCAGCGAACGCAGCGACCGGCTCGCCCAGTCGTAGGGTACGAAGAAGCCCTCGGGCTCGCGCCCCATCCGCTGTGCGGCGGCGCGGCTGGCCTCGAGCTCCAACCCGGCGTTGTCCCACGCGTGCGGGTCGCCGCGGCGTGCGGCGTCCTGTGCCGCCAGGGCGCGCACCAGACTGTAGCGTTCCAGATCGCGCTCGTCCATACCGATGCTGGGGTCGTCCTCCGGATCAGGATGTAGCCCCCGCTGCTCGGGTTGCTCCAGGTCCTGCTCCTTACCCACCAGCTTCTCGCGGCGCGCGATCTTCTTCTCCAGACTCTCGGTCTGGGCCAGGAGATTGCGGTATTCCGCCTCCTCGTCGTTGGTCAGATCGCGGCTCTCCTCATCCGCCTTGTCCAGCATCTCCCGTGCCTGCCGGACGAGGGCGGCCCGCTGCATCCTAAACTCTCGAATTCTGGGGTCCATCTCAAGCCTCCTTATAGATGATTGAATCCAACGCCATACGTAGGCGAGCCAGAGCCAACCGCACCCGCGGAGTTCTCGCCTCGCCCTCCGGGGCCGCCTGGCCTCCGGCTTTGAACTGTTCGAAACGCGCCCGCGCCTCCACGACCGTGTCGCGGTACGCCGGGAACGCGACCGGGCTGACCTCAAAGAGGTCCACGTCCAGCAGCGTGCGGGACACTGCGCCCGCATCGTCCTGGTGCCATTCGTCGCGCACCGTGCGGAACCCGAAGGACATCTGCTTCACGTCCCCGCGCCGGATCGAAACCAGCGCATCGCGCGCCCATTGGGTGTCGGGCGGTAGAATCCGCACGCGCAGCCCCTTCTCATCTTCCTTGAGGAGCAGGGTGTCGTTGCTCCGTCGCCCGAGGACGTACGGGGACTCGTGATCCCAGAGAGCCAGCACGTCCGCGCCCTCCTCCAACGTCCGCTTGAAAGCTCCCGGCTCGATCATCTCCCGAAAGCCGCCCAGATCCTCACTCAGCACGCCGAAAACTGCCGCGTAGCCCTCGATCACGGGCGCCTCGCCCTCGTTACTGACCACCCGCAGCTCCTCGACCTGAAATGTGCGTATCTCCTTACCCACGTTGTGCCTCCTATGGCTGGCTGCTGACGACCATGCAGTCGCAGCCGCCGTGCGCGGGGGCGTGCCCCACGTTGCCGCTCACCGTCAGGGGCCGCTCGGCCCCCTCCGGCTCCAGGCTCTCCCCGGCGCCGATAAACCACTCATCGATACTCACCACCCGCCCGTTGAGGTCGCTGCAGTAGGGGCAGTTCTCACCGAACGCCACCCAGCGCATCGCGCGCACCCCCACCCGCCGGTACAACGCCACGGCGAGGGCGTTCCCGAAGCGCACACTCTCGTCGTTGCCATCCCCGCGCGCGCGTCCGTCGGGCCACCCCTCGATCGTGCGCGCTACCGCCTCCGCAGCGTCCCCGCCGGAGGCCTCCGCCTCGTCGAGCGCGTCGCTGATCTGCCCGCGGCTCTTGCCCACGTGCCGTGCCGCGTAACGCTCCAGGTAAGCGCGGATAAAGGCCTGGGCCCCGTCTGTCACCATCCCCACCTCGTCCTCGACCTCGGCCTGCACTAGCTCCGCGTAGGCACCCGTCGCCGCGCGCAACTGCTCCGCAATCCATGCCTCGTGATCGCGGTAGAACGCGTCCAGCCACGCTCTGAACTCGAACAGGCTGCGCTTGCGCAGCTGCTTCTCCAGCGCCCCGCGGATATCGTTCACCTCGCGCCGCAAAATCCGCGCCAGCGCATCCCGGTACGTCCTCGCGTGCGCCTGCTGCAATCGGTGGCGGCTGCGTGCGCTCCGCGTCTCGTGAATGCTCAGCGTCCGGCGTTCTGGGCCCTGGTGGTCGAGCTCGTGCTCGTACTCCAATGCCCGGTCCTCGCTGCTCCCGAAGTCCCCCACCTGATCGGCGGGGATCATGTTCAGGGGCACCAGGTAGACGTCGCCCCCGTCGATCGGATTCATATTTTCGAGGCGCCGGATATCGTTCGCGCTCAGCCACCCATTCGAGCGGCCCACGGCATACGCCTCGTAGCGACTGGCGATATCCCCCCGCAGAAGCGCCGTGACCAGGTGCTCGGCAAAGTACCGCCCCCGCTCGCTGGGCGTGAGCAGCGAGCGGAAGATCTCCTGCTCCCAGCGCTCCAGCCAAGGCGTCAGCGTGTGGATCACGAAATCCAGCGACTGATGCTCGATGTTCGAGAAGGTCGCGCGGTCCAGATCCGCCAGCATATGCGGCGGGACTCGATACCAGCGCGCCACCTCCTGGATCTGAAACTTCCTTGTCTCCAGAAACTGAGCCTCGTTGGGCGGGATACCCACCTGGGCCACCTCCATGCCCTCCTCCACGATCGCCGTGCGGTGAGCATTCTCCAGCCCCTGGTACTGCGCGTTCCAGTTTCGCTGGAGTCGTTTCTGCGCCTCGTCGCTCATCTTCCCTGGGTGCCGCAAGATCACCTTGGGGCGCGCCCCATTCTTGAACAACGCCGCGCCGAACTTCTCCGTAGCCAACGCCAACCCTATCGAGTGCCGCTGTAGCGCCAGGGGCGAGAACCCCATCAGCCCGTTGTGTCCCAGCCCCCTGATATGCAGAATCCGGCTCGCCGGAATCCCCACCAGGCGGCTGTCGAAAGAACGCGGCAGTTCGTAGACGTAGACCAACCGTCCGCTCTCGTCGCGCTCAAGCCGCTCCATCTTATCCACCCGCAGCGGCCACAGAGCGCGCACCGCGCCCGATCGGTTGTACTCGATCTCCGCATACGCATTCCCCCAGAGCCCCAGGTGCCCCATCAGGGTCTCTCTGAGCGTGAACGACGTCATCTCCGGATTGGGGAGATCGTGCAAGAGCGAGTAGAGCGGATGCCCCACCGCTCGTGCCTTCCCCTCGTCCGGTAGCCGCTCGTACAGAATGAGAGGCAGGCTCGCCACCGACTCCGCCAGAATCCGCACACACGCAAACACCGCCGAGATCTGCCGCGCGTTAGCGGGCGTCACCTTGAGCCCCGCCGAAGTCTCGTAACTCCCGAGGCCTCGCCACTCACTCTCGGGGACCACGCTCACCGCGCGCCTCTCAAAAAACTCCGCCAGAATCCCGCTCATCGTCGCCCTCGCACGCGCATCTGAGCGCCCAGCAGCCCGAAGGCCAGCAGCGCCGCGCCTCCCGCAATCCACGCCAGCGGCTCGCTGACCAGATAGAGCCCATAGCAAAGCAGTGCCAGGCCCACAGCCGCCGCGGCGTCGTAGCGGTCCACCGGCAACGCTATCTTCGGTAATCGAATCTTTGTCATAGAACGATCAGCCCCCGCTCCTCATATATCGATCGGTTGGAACCGTGACGAATCGCCCGGTCCAGCGCCATAATCAGCGCCACCATCCCGTCGATCTTCTCGATCGAGCGCTCCTTGTCGGGCTTGATATTCCCCGCCGGGTCCTCCCGTGCGACCAGATTGTCGGCCATCCAGTTGAGCACCGGATTGTTGCCGTGGGCGAGCCGGTGCGAGAGAATCAACCGCTCCAGCTCCTTCATCGGCGGACTCATGTCCTTGAACCCCTGCCCGAACGGGACCACGAAGTCGTCGCCGCCCATATCCTGCAGCTTCTGGATCACGTTCGCCGCGCCCCAGCGGTCGTAGGCGACCTCCTGGAGGTCGTACGTCTGCGCGTCGTCGTCCACCTGCGCAACCGCAAAATCCTGATCGACCGCGTTGCCCGGCGTCGCGACGATATAGCCCCGCCGCACCCAGTCGTCGTACGGCACCCGGTCGCGGTGCGACCGTTCGTGCATTGCCTCCTCGGGTATCCAGAACCGCGTCAGAATCTGGTACGCATCCCCCTCCACCTGTGGAGGGAACACTAACACCAGCGCGGTGACATCTGTCGTACTCGAGAGATCCAGTCCCGCGTAACACGTCCTGCCCCGCAGCCCGGTGGCATCCACAGCCACCCCGCAGGCGTCCCAATGTCCCCAGGGTACCCACTTCGTCTCCGCCTGCGTCCACACGTCCAGGTGGAGACGCAGGAACGCGTTCAGCTGCGAAGGCATCTCCTTCGCTCGCGCCGCCAGGCGCCGCATGTCGTCCACTTTCTTGCTCACGCCCAGATTGGGGTTGGCCTTAATCCAGGCCGCCTCGTCGTCCCACTGGTCGTCCTCGTCGATCGTGAAGATCACGCCGAACCACGAATCATCCTCGACGATCCCCTCGAGCACCTTCTGGGTGTACTCGTGCTGTACGAAACAGATCGACTTGCGATCATACCCGGCGGTCGTGATGCTGAACATCAGCGGCTGCCGGCGGGCACCGGTCGCCGTTTCCAGTACATCCCAGAGCTCGCGCGTCTTGTGCGCGTGGACCTCGTCCACAACCGCCCCGTGGACGTTGAGCCCGTCCATTGAGTCGGAGTTACGCCCCAGGGGCTCATACTTCGACGCCGTGCCCGCAATGTGTAGATTGTCGCGGTACACCGTAACCCGCTTGCGCAGCGCGGCGCTGCCCTTCACCATCCGCACCGCTTCCGCGTGCGTAATGCGTGCCTGATCGCGCTTCGTGGCCGCCGAGTAAATCTCCGCGCCTGGCTCCCCGTCGGCCACCATCAGATACAACCCGATCCCCGCCGCAATCGTGCTCTTGCCGTTCTTGCGGCTGACCTCCAGATACGAGGTCCTGAAGCGCCGAGTCCCATCCTCCTTCATCCACCCAAAGAGAATCCAGAGAATCGTTTGCTGCCAGGGCTCCAGTCGTATCACCTGCCCGGCCCACTCCCCCTTGCTGTGGTGGAGCAAACCGAAGAACTCGATCACCAGCGAAGCCGCGTCCGGATTGAACCAGAACCCCCGCTCGTGCCCGTGCTCCAGATCGTCGAGGTGCCGCTGGCACATCAACCGCACCCACTTACAGGCGGGCAGACGTCCACTCAGCACATCCTCGATGTACTGCTGGACCACGTCTTCCGCTGGGTACGTCGTTGCCCGCGTCATTCAGTCACCTGCGTCCTCCGTCGGAAGAGCAGCTCCGCGAACTCGTCGCGCTCCTCCGGCTCATCGATCGTCAACCGCGACCGGGCGCTCGGCGTCAGACCGAACTCCGGCAACATCTTGCGCAGCTTCTCCCACTCCCGGTTGGCCGCCGCATACCAAGGGTTCTGATAGAAGTTGCCCTTGTCGCTCTCCAGTACCGCCCCTTGCTCGCGGACCATCTGCTCAGCATCGAGCCAGTCCCCGTACGCCTGGCAGTACATCTCCAGCGCCACCCGGTCGACCTCCGTGTAGAGTCCCATCCGCAGCAGCGCCTTCACAATTCGGCGCCACTCCTTCTGCGCCTCGTCAGAGAGATGCCGCGGCGCGTACGGCGGGCGGTCAGGCGCCTCCGGCTGCGGCTCGCTGCTGTTAAGCGCCCGCTTCCCCGGATTCCCGGCCAGTTTCTTCATCGCCGTCGGCTTCGGCTTCCTGCCCCGCACCTGATCCCCCCCCTACCTCAATTTCGCGGGTGTGAGAATAATGCCACCGCGCGGTCTCTTCGACTTCCAGGCCAGAGATTGCACCCCCCTACCCCCGGCCAAAGCCACCGTCCTCGGTGGCGGTCTTCTTGCTGTGGCAGGAATGACACAAAGCCTGGAGGTTGCTCCACTGGTCACTGCCACCTTGCTCGCGTGGTACGATGTGATCCACATCTGTAGCCTGGACAACCATGCCTTCCTCGCTATGAATTCCGTATGGATCGGTGCACAATGGGTGACGATTTAGAAACAATCTGCGCAAACTGCGCCAACGCGCACCATAGCCGCGACGAGCAGCGCTGCCCCGCTGCCGCTCGTATCGTAGCGCATGCTCCGAGCAGTAAGCGCTGCCGCTTTTGGACCGGTTAGGACAACCGGGCTGGCGACACGGTCGCGCGGGCTTATTTGGCATCGTCGTCCTCTTCTTCCTTGCGCTCCGGTACGGCGTCGGTGTTGACACCGGGGGGCGCCAGGACGCGGCCCCAGTTGATCTGTGCCTTACGCGAGCGCCCCCCGCCGCTCCGTCGTCGCCCTCGGGACGACGAGGAAGAGCGTTTCTTTTTGGGTGGGTAGCATTTATGGCAACGCGCACCCAGATACTGGGTGCCGCACGTGTGGCAAGTGAAGGGCTTGGAGCGAGGCATCAGGGACACCAATGAGGCCAGGCAGGAATCGCCTCGAATTCCTCGACGATCTGTTTAGAGAGAATCCTCACGCCTGTGCGCAGGTCCTTATTCTCTGTCTCGAGATCAGAGATGCGCACCATGGCTTTGTCGAGGTCACTCGAAAGATGCTCGACCTGCCCTTCCAGATCGGCGACCCTGCTATTGAGCTCAAGGCGCTCAGATTGATGGGCCTTGAGCTCCTTTTCGTAGTGAGCGAGCCACTTAAGCGCTGTCTGGGTAATCTTCTCTGAGGCTCCAGCTTCAACACTCTCGGTCTCCGCGACGAGCTTGCCGCTCTCCGCACGCAGTTTCTCTCGCTGCGCCTTCAACAGGTAAAGAGCGCCAGCCGCTGTTAGCAGGCTGGCGATCCCCCCACCGAGAAGACCGACCAACAGATCCCGCAGCATGACCTACTCGATGATGTGAAACTCTCGCCTTTGCGGGGCGATGGTTTCATCGTACGCCTTGCTGGCCGCGAGGCCGAAGGCCAGGCCAAGAACGACCAACGACGCCCACCCCGCGAGATCAGCAGGTAACTGATTCTCCTGGATGAGCAGAGCGACCACCTGCCCCAAAAATCCAAAGAGCAGAGAAAGGCCAAACCAGAGCTTGCCTGGAGCATTCTCGAAGAGACGTTTGAGGGCCTCGATGAATCCGATGATAAGGGGGATCAAGAGAACGCCTGCAATGGCGACGTCACCATCTGCGGCGACGTACTGAGCCTCGCCTGCGGCGAGAGCGGGGAAGACAACGGTCAACAGTAGAACCAGCACCAACACGATAATAGGAAATACGCGACGCACCTCACACCTCCGCTGTTTGATAGATTGCGCTTTCACTCTACAACAGCGGCGTCAACTGGCAGTTGACAGGCGGGACCATTTCCCCTCAGAGTCACAATAGATAGGGACAACGCGCGAGATGGTGGTCAGCATTGCCCAAGCGCCCTGGCGAGTGAGTCCCACCAGGTCCGCGACCTCGTACGTCGTGTAGGTCCTACCAATGGACAGGTGGTAGGTGACCAATGCGGCGCGCTCCTGAGATTTAAGATCGTCCAATGTCACTCCAATAAAAAAGCCCCGGAACAGTCCGTGATGGACTGCCCCGGGGCCAGGGCCTCGGTCGGGCGATGCTGCTACAATATTATAGGGATTCAGTCAGGAGCCGCTTCGCCTGCGGAATCAGTGTCTCGTCGACCCGCGTCTCCCATGAGATGGTGTGTTTCACGCCGATTTTGTGAGGACGCACTTCGACTACCACGACGCCGTAGCCAGTCTGCTGTCGTATATCCCGCAGAGCAGACCCTACCCGCGCAAGCGTCAAAGACTCATCCTCTACCATGTTCTAATTATACAGAACGTTTGTGCTATAGACAAGTTTGACTTGTGGTCTACAGTCTCCAATTATCCACAGGGTCAGCGATCTCAGCCACATCGGCATGATCCCGCTCCGCGATCGTAGCGTAGATCCGCACAGTCTGAAGACTGGAGTGCCCGAGGAGATCCTGCAGCACGTAGAGCGCGCGCGGGTCCTCGCTATTGCGCAGGAACTCAATCGCGAACGTGTGACGGAAGCGATGAGGGCTGACATCATCAACACCCGCTCGCTCTCCGATGCGCTTGAGATGGCGCCAGAGTACCCGGCGTCGCAACGGTCGTGGATCATCGTCAGTCCCGACGGTAAAGAGCCGGTCGGCGGGCCGCATACCCTCCAATCGTGGCGTAAGGTAGGCCCAGAGCGCCTTCGCCGTACGCTTCCCAAAGTAAACAGTCCGCGGCTTGGAGCCGCGCCCGCGGCCCTTCCCCTGCACGTGAATGGCATTGCGGCTCATATCAACGTCCTGGAGGCGGATCTCGCAGAGCTCGGAGGCGCGCACACCCGTCGAGAGTAGCACACAGATAATGAGACGATCACGCTCTGCCGTGGGACGACGACTGCGGGTATCCCGCGTCTTCCACGTGCGCGCGTAACCGCAAGCAGCCAACAAGCGTTTGACCTCCTCCTGAGTAAAGGCCTCAATCTCCGGGCGCTCGTACTCAGGACGAGGGATCATGCGCAGCAAGTGCTTATCCACCAGCTCGGTGTTGTAGGCCCAAGTGTAGAGAGCAGAGAGATTTGTGTGCATGTTGGTGATGGTTTTGGGAGAGAGCGCCATCTCGCCGCGCGGGGCCACTCCGTCCGGATCAGTCGTGTAATCGTCACGCAGCCATGCGAGAAACTCCACCCAGGTCTGCACCGTGCAGGCCTGGAAGCACACCTCGTCGGTGTCTAGATACAACCGCACCTTGTTGAATGTGTTCTTGTAGTTGCGGAGCGTGTGGCGACTAACGCCCTCCGCACGCTTGTAGAGCAGGAATCCATGAAACGCCTGCTCGAGGGTAACTACTGTAGACATGTGGTCTCCTTTCTGAGTATCGGTTCCGGGTAAACGCCTGTACGCTTCCGGGTAAGGCCGTGGGGCTTTTTTTGAACCACCAGAAAGGTAGCCGTGCGGTCAATTGCAGATGGTCTCTGCGAGGTCTGGGTCACACGGGTAACCGTGGGTGCCAGCCGTGTGGACCAAAGTGGGCGAGCAGGGACTCGAACCCTGGGCCTCACGGATGTGAACCGTGACGTCCCAAACAGCGACCTACGACCGCACGGCTCGCCGTTTCTGATACCCGTGTCACCACCCAAAACCGCGGACCGTGTGGTCTACAACCCATGAAGCTAACCACTGACCTGCCCCTGGAAGCGCTTCCGGGTAAGGTTCATAAGTTTACGCGACTGACAGATCCCCCGTATTCTTGCACACGGCGGCGCAGTAACACTACGGTCACAACATCATCAGAAGCACGCTTCTCTTGAGAGCCTGGAAGTGTAGACTGTGTAACGCTCACGACTTCCCAAGGCGGATCTTGTTGTCCGAGCATATCCAGCGCCTCAACCAGACCCCCAAGACGATCCCTTGTGTCCCCAATCATGAGGGTCACATCCTCCGCCCACGAAGATCGAGGGTCCGTCACTCTCAATATTTCTGCATACTCCCACTTCGTC